AATAAATCAGTTATGTAAAAATATTTCTACTATTAAAATATCACTAAAAGATTTAATTACATTAGTTTATAATAAGTTTGTAAATAATTTTGAACAGCATCAAAAAAAATTAGAATGTATAATAAATTTTATTACTCTTATTGATGTGTTATATACAAAAGCTTCAATTGCGAAAAAATATAATTATTGTAAACCAACTATTACCAAATCAGTAAAATCGTTTGTTGATGTAAAAAAGTTAAGACATTGTTTAATTGAAAGGTTTCAAACAGAAGAGTTATATGTAACAAACGATATTGTTTTAGGTAACAATAATACAGATGGTATTTTACTTTATGGAACCAACGCGGTTGGAAAAACAACAATAATAAGAGCATTAGGTATCTCTATTATTATGGCACAAGCTGGTTTATTTGTGCCAGCATCAGAATTTAATTTTATGCCATATAAATATATATTTACTCGCATCATTGGTAACGATAATATATTTAAAGGTCTTTCAACATTTGCGGTTGAAATGTCAGAATTGCGCACTATTTTACGTCTGAGCGATGAAAATAGTTTAATTCTTGGAGATGAATTATGTTCTGGAACAGAAACACAAAGTGCGATTAGTATTTTTGTTGCTGGAATTAATAAATTATACAAATCTAGAAGTAGCTTTATTTTTGCTACACATTTACACGAGATTGTGGACTATGAAGAAATAACTTCATTACAAACTGTCAAATTAAAACATATGTCTGTTATTTATGATAAAGAACAGCAAATATTAGTATATGATAGAAAGCTGAAGGATGGTTCTGGCGATAATATGTATGGTCTAGAGGTGTGTAAATCATTAAATTTACCACAAGAATTTTTAGATGAAGCGTACGAAATAAGAATGAAATATCATCCAGAAGGCGGTAGTCTTCTTTCTCTCAAAACATCTAGATACAATTCTAAAAAGGTTGTAGGAGTTTGTGAAAAATGTAATAAAAATATGGGAACCGAAGTCCATCATTTACAACATCAGTCGAACGCTGATAGTAATGGGATTATTAACGATACTGAAACGATTTTTCATAAAAATAATTTAGCAAATTTAATGACATTATGTGAAGCCTGTCATAATGATATACATAATAATTCAAAAAAAGGTAGTAAGCGCGTTAAAACTACCAAAGGAACACAAATTAAGGATATATAAAATATATAAAATATATAAAATATATAAAATATAGTAATATATATATATATATATATATATGTTATCTAATTTTAACGACACTATAATATCACAATATAGTCCAATCGCATCAAAAGGTGGAAAAAGAAGTAGACACAGAACCGCTAACAAACCTAAACGAACATATAGAAAACATAAGAAAAGCATGTCTCATTCAAAGAATAGAAGAACCAGAAGGAGCCAACGATAAATTATAAATCTAACAAGCATTATAATTTATTCAATGTTTTCTTGATTTACGTGAACCTTTACGATGACGTTTCGTTCGTCTTTTTTTAGTAATACCTCTAGCAACCGTTTTTGCTCCTTTAACGCCTAAATCAAACCCAGTTGCCATTGTTCCATAAACAGTAGATACACCTTTCTCAATAACTGGGGCAGATGCTTCAGCAACATTTTTGGCTGTTTTACCAACAGTTGTTAAACCTTCATCGACTACAGGCAATGCTTTTTCTGTTGTTTTTGTTATAGATTTCACAATTTTACGACTAGTGCTACGTATTTTTCCCATTATAAAATATATGTATAAAATATTTACTTTCTATAATTATAATAAAATGAACTTAAAGTTTGTTCTAAAGGTTTTTATTATATTTTTTTTAATTGTATCATTAATTGTATTTATTCATACAATTGTTATAAATTTAAATGATATATCACATAAGGTTGTCACGATTGAAGGTTTAACACCGCCAGATACATCTATTTCTATAAATAAAAGCGATGCTTTTTGTGAAAATTATAAAAGTTCCGCAGGTTCTTTAGATAAATCGTGTGGAAAATTAACAAAAAATAATTGCAACACTACATCTTGTTGTATATGGACAAGCGACAATAAATGTGTTGCTGGTGGAATAAATGGTCCAATATTCAATAGTGATTCAAATGGTAAAACAACAGAACTAGACTATTATTATTTCAAAAACAAATGTTATGGAAAAAAATGTACTACATCTTCCTAATATTTATATTTGAATCAATTGCGAGTTCTTGCACAATTGGATTATTATTATAATTATATAAGTAAATTATATTTTTGATCCCACATGCCGCAATAGAACGAAAACAATTGATACACGGATAATGAGTGACATATATATCTGAATCTTCTAATGAAGCACCTCTTTTTGCACAATCAGCAATAGCATTAATTTCACTATGAATTATAGATTGTTCGTGATCATCTTGAACACGGCTTATATGTGGTGCGCCAGGTATATAACCATTATAACCCATTGATATCAAACGATTATTTTTTACAATAACAGAACCTACATGTAAACGAGAACAAGGACTGCGTTTGGATGCGAGCAAAGCAATTGACATAAAATATTCATCCCAATGTAACCGTTCTGTGTTGTTTACAGATAATAAACATATTTGAGAAAACATTAAAAGTATAGTATAATTATTTATACGTTTCGTTTAATATATTTATTTTTAAAATATAAAAAAATTGATTTAAATTAAAAACATATAAGAATAATATAAATAGTTATATATAAGAGATGATAATTCCGATTAAATGTTTTACGTGTGGTATGGTTATTGCAAACAAATATCGTTACTATCAAGAACAAGTTAGAAAGAAAAAATTAGCAAAAAGAGGAAATAACCAATCCATTGATGTTGATAAAGTTCTGTATTTAACTAAAGAGTTTGCTGAAAAGACACCAGAAGGTGAAGTGCTCGATGAATTAAATATGAAAAAAATGTGTTGTCGTAGACATTTCTTGACACACGTTGATATTGAATAATTTCTTAATATATATTATAAATGGGTAAAAAGTTATCTAAAAAAAGTCAAAAGGTTTATAGAATGAAAGGTTGTTCTAAAAAAACTCGTAAAAATCATTTAGGTGGTTTTGCTGATGTTAATTTAGCATATACAGGGCAAACTATTCCAACAGGACCAAACCCTTTTTTAGCTTATACAGGTGGTTCTTGTAATAATAGTTTAACACCTTCTTTAGCAATCTCTTTAAATCCTAATGGTGAAGATAAGACATTACCAAGTACTGGTCCAATTAATAATGGGCTTGGAACTTATTTTTTAAATCCTCAAGGTCAACAAAGAGGTGGAAGTTGTGGATGCGGGTCTACTTTTGGTTTAATGAATGGTGGAAATAAAGGAGGATGTGGACAATTATGCGCATTAGGATTTATGGTTGGAGGAAAAAGACATCGAATGGGGTGCAAATGTAGTTCTTGCAAAAAGAAAGGAGGATCTCAGTTAGGTGGCGAACCTTATGCTAATGGACTTACCGGCGATCCGTGGACACCTTCGACGAGTGGATGGCCAGGCGTTGACGGAATTGGTGGAAATCGTAATTTTTTAGCTGAGAATACATACAATACTGATGTTCAAACCGCAATGATTGCGACAGGAGCTCAGCCTCCTTTTTCTGTTGGGGGACGCAAAAGGACTGAAAAACAAAGAGGTTATAAAAAACAAAGAGGTGGAGCTTTAGACAATCTTTTAGGACAAGATTTAATTAATTTAGGTAGACAATTTCAATATGGTGTAGGTAGCGCATATAATGCTTTAGCTGGTTATTCTTCTCCAATAAATCCATTGCCGTGGAAAGGACAACTGGCAAATACACCTAGTGTAAGTACAATCAAAGCATCTGTATATTAATTTATTTTCTAAATATAATTTATAAATGGCTGAATTTCCAAAATCATTAAAAGACTTGTGTACACCTGCTTCACTCTATTTTGTTATTTCTATAATTGCGTTAGTTATTGTATTAATGCAAAATTTAGGCAATACAAATAGTTATCACGTTGGCTCTTTTTCCTGTAGAGTGCCTAACACAACAATTGTGTTTATAATAAAACTTATCTATATATTGTTCTGGACATATGTTCTTAATTTAATATGCAAAGATGGGCATATGGGTCTTTCTTGGTTGCTAGTTCTTCTTCCTTGGATTCTTTTATTTGTTATGATGGGCATATTAATGCTTAATATGTAAAATAATATGTATTTAATTAAATCTTAATTAAATATATATATATGTCAACTAAATTAAAAAATGCGATATATTATGAAAAAAATGGGTGGAAATATATTTCAATTAAGGGAAATCCAAAAGAAAGAGGATACGCATACGGATATATTTGTGCTACCGAATTTAAAGAAATTCAAAAAATGTTAAAATTTATAATGTATGAATCTTATGGAAAAGAATGGGACTATTTTGTTAAAGAAGTAAATTTAGATTTTAAGGAAATAACTAAAACGGATTTTACTGAATTTTATGAAGAGATGGAAGGCATTGCTGAAGGTTGTAATGCTAACGACTGTAAAACAACAATCGATGAGATAATTGCGTGGAATTTTTATTGTTCAATCCCGTATTGGTATTCATTAAGATCTGAAACAAAAGTTGGAAAAGAAGGAGGTGCTAAGGATCATTGTAGTGCTTTTATGGCAGTTGGTGATTGGACAGAAGATGGTAAAATAGTTTGTGCGCATAATTCTTTTACTGACTATATCGATGGACAATATAGTAATATTATATTAGATTTAAATCCAACAAAAGGTAATCGTTTTATTATGCAAACATCGCCGTGTTGGATTTGGAGTGGAACAGATTTTTTTGTAACATCAAAAGGTATAATTGGAACTGAAACAACGATCGGCGGGTTTTTCCCTTATGTAAAAAAATTCCCGATTGGTTATAGAATTAGAAAGGCTATGCAATATGGTAATACATTAGACGATTATTGTGATATACTTATACATGAAAATTCTGGAGATTATGCGAATTCTTGGTTATTTGGTGATACGAATACAAATGAAATTTTACGCATTGAATTAGGGCTACAATTTCAAAATATAGAGAGAACCAAAAATGGTTTTTTTATTGGATTTAATTCAGTCTATGATGAGAGAATTCGAAATCTTGAAGTAACAAATTCAGGTTTTTATGATATTAGAAGACATCAAGGAGCCAGATATGTAAGACTGAATGAC